CGTATGGCTCAAGCTGCGCAAGAAAAGACCCTTCAAGCTACACAAACAGCATCTGGCATGGGTGAAGACTTTGATCTAAATCCATCCTTACCGCAACAACAAGGACCACAATGAATCAAATATGGACAGCTCATCTTCAGACCCCCGAAGAAAAGCAGCGTTTCATAAATCAACTCCGTGGATCGAGTGAAGTGTTCGAAAGGCTTAATGAGCTTATCGAAATGAAACAAAAGGAACTCGGTGCAGCTGAGAGAAATATCTCGGCGTATGAGAATCCTAACTGGGCTTATTTACAAGCTCATCGTAATGGTTACGCATCAGCATCCACCGTAATCAAAAATCTATTAACTCTGGACCAACAGAAATGAATATATTAGATACTACTAATCAGCAACCAGACCCACCGCAGATTGATCCGAATAAGGATTACCTCGAAGAGTTAGTTGGAGAAGGGAAGAAATTCAAATCTCCTGTCGAACTTGCAAGAGGGAAAGCCGAATCGGATTTGTACATCGAACACATGAAGGGCCGTATGGATGAGCTTAGGCAAGACTATACAAAACTTCATAACGAGTACAACGCAGGACCAAAGCTCAAGGAAACATTAGACCAATACATGCAAGAATTGAAGCAGTCTCAAGAAAGTCAATTACCCCCGACTCAGGAAGACAAGTCCGCTGTCCTAGACGACGCAAAACTAGCCGATATGATCAAACAGCATATAGCTGCTAATAAGCAGATAGATTCTGAAGAGAATAATGTTAGAACTGTCGAGTCTAAACTACAAGAAACTTATGGCCCAAACTATAAGCAACTTGTATCACAACAGATAAATCAATTGGGTATATCAGTTGAGTTTTTCAATGACCTAGCCAGAAAGCATCCAGCAGTTCTTTATAGAACTCTGGGTATGGAAGGACAACGGCAAGGAGAGACTTTCCAGGCTCCTCCCACATCTACCCGCGGAAGTGACCCTTTCGTAGGTCCAACGAAGCGTACCAACGCCTTCTATCAAAAGATGCGGCAGACCGATCCAGTGAAATATCGTGACCCGAAAACCCAAGATCAAATGTTTAAAGATTATATAGCCCTCGGAGATGAATTCGAAGATGGTGATTTCAATAGGTTTGGTCATAGATAAATTGGAGACTAACGTATGGCAAGTGGCTTTACAGTCCTTACCAACGAACATCTCATTAGGGCTAATCTTTACTCACGTGAGATTACCCGTCCATTTATGGATGATTTGTTCGCCATGCGATTTGTGCGTACAATCACGGATTTTCCGGACGGCACTACGCTAAACATTCCTCGACTCGGCAGAGCAGAAACATCTGACTTCGCTGAAGGTCAAGCTATTAAGTACAACAAGTTTGATACTGGTAACTTCACATTCACGATTGATCAGTATAAATATTCTGCAAACGCGATTTCGAATAAGTTTAAACGTGATTCTTTCTGGTCCGCTGAAGTTCAGGCAGCTTTCGCTCCTGAGCAGCATTTGGCTATTATGCGTGGATTTGAAACCCGCGTGTTTGACCGTGCTAACGCTTCGCAAACCGCTTCTTCCCAGAACATTCTCAACAATGCTCAGCATCGTTGGGTAGGTTCTGGTACTTCCCAAGTTATGGCCCTGAAGGACTTCTTCTTGGCAGAGTATGCTCTGCGCAAGGCTAACGTCCCGATGCGCAATCTCGTGGCTGTTCTTGATCCTTCCGTCGCTTACGCGATTGAAAGCCTGACCAACGTCCAGACACTTCTGTCGCCTGTTCCTAAATGGAACATGATCGCCAGCGAAGGTTTGGTGACTGGCTTCCAGTTCCGCTTCAGTATTGGTGGATTTGATTGTTACGTGTCTAACTACCTCAAACAGGGTATTGCTGAGACTGTCAACGCTAAGTCGGTTACGACTGGTGTTGCCAACCTCTTCTTTTCTGCTGAGCCCGGTCAGACAACGCCGTTCATCGCAGCCTTCCGTCAAATGCCTACAGTCGAATCAGATTATAATAAAGATCTGCAACAGACTGAGTTCTTGACGATCTGCGAGTATGGCGTGGCTGTGTATCGTCCTGAAAACCTGTGCGTTGTCCTCACCGACATCGGCACGCTGACCTAAGGAGTACACAACATGGGTTATCTTGATAACAGTGGTCTTTATATCAAAATCGGTCCTGAGGTAGCAGTACCCCAGGTTGGTGGCGAATATAAGACTTACGCGGAACTTCGTGAGATTGAGTTAACGCTTAATCTTACTGCGACGTCCGTGATTATTACTCCAGTAATTATGAGTGATACTATTTTCTTCCCTAAGAACGTTCAAGTTCAAGAGGTTGAAATATATACATCCACTCTGGTTGCTGGTGCAACAGGCACTCTCAATTTAGGTTTGATCGGAACAGATCGTACGACCGTGATTGATGCTGCGGCATTTCTGTCGGCTTTCCCTCTAGGCTCTTCGGCCCAGGGTACGAAAACTCTTGTGGTTAAAGGCAGCTCTGGCGCTGGCACTTATATCACAGCAGGTACAGTTTCGCCGACTATTGGTTATATCACTGCAGATTGGGATACAGCAGCTTTCACAGCTGGTACTATCAAAATCCGCATTCGGTATCTCCGAGCGTAATAGATCGGGGGCTTCGGCCCCCTTTCTTTCAAAAGGATTAATATGGCAAACGTTTCACATGCTTCACTAACTGGCTCCAATCTCCACGAACCTAAAGGTGCAGATACAGCTGCTCTAGGAACTGTCTACGTATCGAATGGTGCTGGCGGTGGAACTTGGACAGCCATAGGCACTTCATCTTTTACTGGACAAGTAGCTGATTTTTTAGCTCCTTTTGTTCCAGCTGGTTGGTTAGAACTTGATGGTTCAGTAATTTCTACTAGTACTTATGCAGCTCTTTATGCTGTGATGTCAGCTACGACATCAGGGACACGTACTAACGGTAGTCCAATTATAACAAGTATTCCATCTACAACTGGTTATAAAGTTGGTTATTTTGTCTTTGGAACAGGTATTACTTCTGGTAGCACTATTCTATCAATAGATTCTGGTACTCAAATAACAATTTCAATTTCAGCAACATCGTCAGGTTCTGCAGCATTCGCTGTTTCTCCTTGGCTTCTGAATACAGGAACTATTCAACTTCCTGATGTTACTACGTTAGGAAGATATCGACGTTCTAGAACTTCTTCTACTGCTGTAGGACAGGTATTATCAGATCAAAATAAAGCGCATACTCATGCAGTTTCAGGTACTTCTGGAACTCAAAGTGTAGATCATACTCATGCTGTAGTCGGTACCTCTGGTACTATGAATTCAAATACTTCGCATACACATACTCATAATGCGCAAGCAAATGCTACTAATGTTGGAGCTGCTACAGGTGGTGGTTTTAATACAACCACAGCTTCTAATGCAACTATTAATAGTACTAATATCGATCATACACATCCTGTTAATATAACTTCAGCTATACAAAGTGCATCACATACACATGCTATTAGTTTTACATCAGCTTCAGATGGTGGAACTGAGACACGTCCACTTACTCTTATTTGCTTGACTTGTGTTAAAACTTAATGGCTAAGCTTACCCTAACAGACTTAACTAATCTTCAGAATGAATCAACAGCTATTACTAATTTAAAAGGTAATAATGATGCGACTGAAATTGCTATGGAGAATACACTATCGCGAAATGGTTTAGCTCCTAATCAGATGCTTAGTAATCTTGATATGAATAATTATAAGATTATTAATCTTCCTGATGCGATATCAGATCAAGAGCCAGCTACTTATAGTCAACTTCAAAATACAACGGCTGCTATTACAGCAGGCGTAGTTCTTAATGCTCCTTACGTAACCGTAGGTGGTGATCCAACGCTTTTTTCTGATAGAGCATTGACTGGCAGTTCTAATATATCTATTACAGACAATGGTGCAAATAGTACTGTTGTTGTAGCGACATCCGATAATGAACTCAATGCTTTGGCGACTACGACAGCGGCTGCAGATAAGCTTCCCTATTTCAATGGGGCCACTACTGCTACTACTACCGACTTTACTCCTTATGCTAGAACTCTTGTTGATGATGCAGATGCTACTACGGCACGAGCTACCCTCGGTTCAGTCATTGGAACAAATGTGCAAGCCTGGGATGCGGATCTTGATGCCGTGGCCGGGTTGTCTTCCTCAGGATTAATAGCGCGTATAGGCGCTGGTACAGCGGCATCTAGAATACTAACAGGAACAGCTAATGAAATCACACTCACTAATGGCGATGGTGTGGCTGGCAATCCTACCGTTAGCATTCCTTCTGCTGTTACACTTACTGGCAAGACTTTAACTAATGGAACTTATGTAAATCCAGCTTTAGGCACTCCTGCTTCTGGAGTATTGACTAATTGTACGGGTCTCCCTCTTTCAGGACATACCAATCAAGCTGCATTTACTTTTGTAGGTAATAATACTAGTGGTTCTGCAGTTCCTACCGCTGTAGACATTCACGCTCTAACAAATAAAGCTACTCCAGCCGGTACTGATGAAGTCATTCTTTCTGATCAAGCTGCCTCCGGAGCTTGGAAGAGAGCTACTGTTTCTTCATTAGCTTCGGCTTCAGTTGTTTCAAGTATTGCTGGTAATACTGGAGCTTTTACACTTACTAATGGTATTACTAATAGTACTAATGCTATTGGTAGAGCTATGAATGAAGCAACATTTAGTGCAGGACTTACTAATCCTACTGGTACAACCAGTACTACAGGATTGATGATGGGATTAGGAAGCACGTGGAAACTTACTCCTGTGTATTCAACAAGAGTTGTATTGAGTATAAATGGCAGTGGCGCATGTACCGTTGCTACAGGTTCATTTACGATACAACCTAGATTTGGAACTGGAACTGCTCCAGCTAATGCCGCAGCTTTGACTGGAACAACTATGGGCAATGCATCTATCGGCTGGTCGGCTGTTGCTAACTCAGTCACTCCATTTGCCTGGTATTTTATTTTAACAGGTCTTACTGCGGGTACTGCATATTGGTTTGATGTTTCATTAGCAACTTCTACAGGAACATCAGTTCTTTCTAGTTTAACAGCAACAGCCATGGAATATTAATGAAATATACATTACTCGAAATTGTTCAAACAGTCCTATCATCCATGGACTCTGATGAAATAAATAGCATTAATGATACCGTAGAGTCTCAACAAGTTGTTGAGATTGTAAAGAATGTTTATGATGATATTATTAGCCGTGGGGATCTTAATAGCAACAAGACACTGTTTAATTTAGTTTCTTCTACTGACCCTACTAAACCAATTCTTATGACTAGGCCCGCTGGTATAGATCGTATTGATTGGCTTAAATATGATATCCAGAAATTAGGAGCTCTTGTTCCTAATTGGGAAATGGTTATGTTCTTGCCTGTAGATCAATTTATTGATTACATGCATCAATGGAATCAAAATTACACATACATTCAACAATTTGACCATTTGGTCAACGGATACACAATAAGATTTACATTCCGCAATGACGTCAGCCCTAGATACTATACAAGTATTGACGATACTACCCTTTTCTTTGACAGTTTTGATAACACTGTTGATACTACTTTACAATCTTCTAAAACGATAGG